TTACCATTAAGATCTACAAGGACTGGATACGCACTTAACCCAGTTAATGCGAAAGCAGGTGTACCAACGGATAATGTTGAAGACGCACTCAAAGTGACATTCATATTAACGCAAATAACATCACCAACAGCAAAACTTGGTAAGGAAAGGGTTAAAGCTGTGGCAGACCAAGTAGCATTAGCAAATAAACCGTAACTCTTGACCACTTGCGTGGATAAGCCGTCATTTATTCTTGGTGTGAAGGCACTAATACCTGCCGTAGTTTGAGCATAACTCAAATGTAAATAACTATAGTTGGCTACACTTGATAATATTCTAGGACGACGGAATTCAATATCATATGATATCCAGAGTTCTCCTAATGATGATCCAAGTGGGAAGGCAGTTGTATTCTGAACAGCTACGTAAAAGGTACCAACATCAGTTAAATTGATAGGCTGAGTAGTGGTACTACTTCTAACATAGTAAAAAGGATTATTTTGAACGGCACACTCAAATCCATACATCATACTCTTCGTAGGATTGGAAGATATTGAATAATCTGAATTCTCCATCTGCTGTTTATTGGAATATGCTGTGTTGAATGCATCATACTGTGCGGCCATAATGACCGAACCCAAACTGCTCACAGCTGCATATTGCGATGTAGTTGATACAAATTCAAATACTAATCCATGGACATGATACTCTTCGAAGTTACTGGCTATGGCGGATAAGAAAGGAAAAGTGGCTGACAATCCTGGATTTATTGCAAAGGATTGCAAGGTAAAGGTGTTATTAGCACCAGCGAACAAATCAACAATATATTCTCTGTGCTTCATACGGACCCCGTCCTTACCTGTACCACCAAATGAAGAAAGAACATTACTATTGTTCCTTTTTGATTTAGGAAATAATGAATTCGTAATAGTTGAGTCGGACGTGATATAATCACCTGAACCATACAATTTAGACAATTTTTCACCTATGAATGAACCAGATTGTCGACCCTTGCTTCCTCCAAGAGATGCACCAGCACGAACCGCGCTGTTCATAAGTGCTTTCTTGAGCAGTGGTTTGGTGATTGCCACCAAGTTCTTG